AGGTCGAAGAAATTTTATGAAGCTTATGGCAGGAGTTGCATCACTTCCTTTTGTTGGTAAATTTTTTAAAGGGACTAAAGTTGCAAAGACAGTTGTACCTCTTACAAACACATCAACAGTAATGCCAAGTTGGTTTCCAAGTTTAATAGATAAAGCTATGGATAGAGGTATTAAAAACAAAATAGATGCAGATCTTATGAATATTGAAGTACCTGAATTACCAGGTGTTAAAATTCAAAGACACGACGACGGTAGAGTATTTGTTGAAGGTCAAAATGACTACGGTAAACCTTACGCAATTGAATACGAACCCCCAGGATATACAATGGTAGATGAGGCAACAGGTAAAGCTGTTAAAACTAAAGGGGACTTTAAAGCAATAGATTCTGTCCCTGAAAGTGGCGGTTACCCCGAAGATGTGCCTGATTTTTGGCCAGAACAATTAGATGAAGTTGATGATATTTTAGGTAGTGATGTAAGAGTTATGGAAGAGTTTGCAACAGGTTCAAAAATTAAAAATCCAAAAAGAGGTGAAAACGTTGTTGGTCAAGCTGAAGTTAGAGCAGAGAACGCAGCAGACGAAGCTGCAGAACAAGCAGCAATGGAAGCAGACGAAGGATTTGCCAAAGGTGGTTTAGCTTATTTAATTGGAGAAGAATAATGAAAGATCCATTAGCTTATATTAATGCTATAAAAGAAATTCTTAATGAGACAGACAATGTAGATGACATTGGTCCAGGGCCCACTAATCGTAGTAAGATTCCAAGATTAGATGTGATGCCAAACAATTACAATCTTGAAGAAAGAGGAAGCGGAATATTTATAGATCCAAGAGGATTGCAAGACGGTAAGATACCATTACCTGCACAAGAATTAAACGAAGGCGGAATAGCAACACCAAAGCGTGGCTTTGTTGATGAACCAGGAAGCTATGCTGGTAAACCTTTAATTGGTGATGGCACAACTGAGGGAGTTAATAAGCTTTATAAAAAAATGGCTGAAGAATACGATCAAGTTTTACAAACAGCTGTTGATAACAGAGACTTTAGAAATGTTCCTGAATTTAAAGAATGGGCAGTTAAAAACTATAGTCCAGAATTTGCAAAAAAACACTATCGTAAAAATTTAACTAAGCACTCAAAGTTAAAATATTTTGATACTCAAAATAAACTTTTAGACATTTTAATTGATGAAGCTAACCAAGGTTTAAAATATCAATCATTTACTGATCTACAACAACAAGCAGGATATAGTAAAAAAACTGGTATGGCTGCAGGAAAAGGGACAACTAAATATGGTAAATTAGATACAGCTGGAGATAAATTAAGAAAAGGTTTTGATTATCTTTATGGTAATCCAAATAAACCTGTATCAGAAATGTTTAATTCATTTGAACAACTTAAAGAAATAACAGGACTTAATGTTGGGCCTAGTAAATATTTAAAAGGTTATGCACCTTACGAAGAAAATAAAAGAGTAATTAAAAATTTATCAACTACTCTTTCTAAACAGAGATTAGCTAGAAATCCTGATTTAACATTAGGAGAACTACAGTTTAGAATAGCCAACAATGTAAAAGATACAAATTTATTTGCTCCGCCACGTCGAATGAATATGGAAACTAAAATAATGGACATAGCAGGTAGACACATTAAGCAGGGTGGTAAAAAAATAAAATGGTTAACTAAACCTGGAAAAACAGAGTTAGGGTATCCTGATTATAGTAAAGCTAAATTTAAATATAATGGTCAAACATATGATCTATCTAGATTAACTCAGAGCGCAGATGTTGATCCTAATTTTAAAGAATTATTTCAAGTTGAAGATCAAATAAAAGAATTAAATTCAAAAGAAGTAATTCATCCTAAAACTAAACAACCCGTTCGATTTGATGATTTAATGCGTGAAACGTATGGATATAAAAATAGAATGGCTCCTTACGCTGTAGATCATTTTAAACAAATATCAAATGAACCTTTTACTAGTTTAAGAATTTTACCTTCAAGAGTAAACTCTTCTGCAGGAACCACTACACAATATGGTGAAGAATTTATTACAGACCCTAGAAAAAAAGGAAAATATACTAAAGTAGGTAAAGAAAAAATTTTAAAAAAAATAGGATATAATTATAACAAACCATTTAATCAATTAGTTAAAGATGAATTAAATTTAGCTGAAGATGTTTTAGTAAGAGGCAGAAAATTAAGATCACCATCAGAAATAGTAGATGAATTATATTTTACGGATAATCCAAAAGTTAAAAATACCTCTGGAATTAATAAACAATCAAAAGCAATTAATCAAGTTCTACTTAATTTCTGCCCAAGAGCTGTAAAATCAACAGGAGCTTCAGTAACTAAATGCACTCCTCAAGAAGCTGCAAACAACATGAAAAAAAAATTAGTAGAATTAAAACAAGGTAAACTACCTATTGATGAAGCTAATAAAGTTTCTGTTAATTTAAACAAAGTTGCTAAAGTAGGAGCTAGAGTAGGTACTAAAGGTGCACTTGCAACTTTAGGTCCACTTGAGTTGGTGGAGATTTTTTTATAGAAGGTATGATTGTAGCCAATGATTATTTAGGAGGAATGCCGGGTAAAGAAGCATGGTTTAGAAATTGGATGAGTATTCCTTTTGGCGGAGGAACAGATAAGGCAGATGCTATGGAAATGGAAAGAATTGCAGGAACAGAACCTGCTGCAAATAGATATAAAACAGCAATGGAAAGTTATAATAAACTTATAAAACTTTACGATAGAGAAAGCGAAGTTTTAGGTGGGCAATTAGATCCATTTGATTTAACAAGTCCAGGAGCATATAATTTAGAAGATGCACTTAAAGCAGAAGACGACGTTATGGATCAAACTAGATCAATAATAAAACAAAGGGAAAAAGGAGAAGACATATTTACAATACTTAAACAAGGTTCTCCAGAACAACAGGCTTTCGAGAGAAGAGCAGAAGTTGAAAATGTTAAAAGGTTTCAAATAGGTCTTGATCAAGATCCTTTTGCTAGAAGAGCCATAGAGAGAAGATCAAATATTTCACCAGCTTTAACTAAATCATATGCAGGTGGAGGATTAGCTAAAATAGCAGGCGAAAGATTTGGTAAACCCCCAGAAGCAGGACCCACACCACAGGGCTTGGCTTCTATATTAAAACGTGATAGATAACACTAGGAGATTACATGGCAGACATAGATAAATCACTTCCGAATCAAATTCGTACGGAATTAGAAATTCCTGGTAAACAGGAAGAAGTAGAATTACAAGAAGAAGTAAAAGAAAAAGGTCCGGTAGAAGTTACACCAGAAGAAGATGGTGGAGCTACAATTGATTTTGAACCAGGTGCAATAAATATACCAGGAACAGAATCTCACTTTGATAACCTTGCAGATATTTTACCTGATGACGTTTTAGATCCATTAGGATCTGAATTAAAAAACAATTATACAGATTACAAAATGTCTAGAAAAGATTGGGAACAATCTTATATGGAAGGTTTAGATTTATTAGGATTTAAATATAATAACAGAACAGAACCTTTTCAAGGTGCCTCAGGTGCAACACACCCTGTGTTAGCAGAAGCTGTAACTCAGTTTCAATCTATGGCTTACAAAGAATTATTACCAAGCGATGGCCCTGTAAGAACACAAATCTTAGGAGCTGTTAATCCACAAAAAGAACAACAAGCACAACGTGTTAAAGATTTTATGAATTATCAGATTATGGATCAAATGCAAGAATATGAACCCGAGTTTGATCAAATGTTATTTCATTTACCTCTAGCAGGTTCTGCATTTAAAAAAGTTTACTATGACGATTTACTAGGACGAGCTGTTTCAAAGTTTGTCCCTGCAGATGATTTAATTGTTCCGTATACGGCTACCTCATTAGACGATGCGGAAGCAATTATTCATACAGTTAAAATTTCTGAGAATGATTTAAGAAAACAACAAGTTGCTGGTTTTTATTCTGATATAGAATTAAGTACACCAGCTGTTGTAGAAAATAAACTTAGAGCAAAAGAAAAAGAATTAGAAGGAACTACAAAAACAGGAAAACCTGATGACATGTATACGTTGTTAGAATGTCATGTTAATTTAGATCTTGAAGGTTTTGAAGACAATGGTCCAGACGGAGAACCAACTGGTATCAAGTTACCTTACATTGTTACAATTGAAGAAGGCACTACAAAAGTTCTTTCAATTAGAAGAAACTATGCAGCCGAAGATGCAAAGAAAAAGAAAATTCAATATTTTGTTCACTTTAAATTTTTACCAGGATTAGGATTTTATGGTTTTGGATTAATACACATGATTGGTGGATTGAGTAGAACAGCAACGACTGCTCTTCGTCAATTATTAGATGCAGGTACATTATCAAATTTACCAGCAGGATTTAAACAAAGAGGTGTAAGAGTTAGAGATGAAGCTGCTCCAATTCAACCAGGTGAATTTAAAGATGTAGATGCACCAGGTGGATCATTAAGAGATGCTTTCTATCCTTTACCTTATAAAGAACCATCACAAACATTATTACAACTTATGGGTATTGTTGTTCAAGCGGGTCAAAGATTTGCTTCAATATCTGAAATGCAAGTGGGTGAAGGAAATTCAAATGCAGCCGTAGGCACAACAGTTGCTCTTCTTGAAAGAGGATCTAAAGTTATGTCTGCAATTCACAAAAGATTATACACTGGATTAAAAAAAGAATTTAGAATTCTTTCTAGAATTATTGCTACTTACTTACCGCCAGTTTATCCTTACGATGTTGTAGGTGGGCAAAGACAAATTAAACAAACTGATTTTGATGACAGAATAGATATTGTACCTGTTGCAGATCCAAATATTTTTTCTATGTCTCAAAGAATTACTTTGGCTCAAACTGAATTACAATTAGCTACATCTAATCCACAAATACATAATTTATATGCAGTTTACAGAGATATGTATTCAGCTCTTGGAGTTAAAAACATTGATCAAATTTTACCACCACCTCCACCACCAATGCCTAAAGATCCTTCTTTAGAACACATTGATGCTTTAGGAGGAAAACCTTTTCAAGCTTTTCCAGCTCAAGATCATAGATCACACATTACAGCGCATTTAAATTTTATGTCAACTAACATGGTTAGAAATAATCCTGCAATAATGGCATCAATTCAAAAAAATATTTTAGAGCACATTAGTTTAATGGCTCAAGAACAAGTACAATTAGAGTTTAGAGAAGAAATGCAACAGATGATGGCGATGCAACAGATGGCACAACAGAATCCACAAGTTGCTCAACAGATGCAACAAGTATCTCAAAAGATAGAAGCTAGAAAAGCTACTTTAATTGCTGAAATGACTGAAGAATTTATGCAAGAAGAGAAGAAAATTACATCTCAATTTGATTCTGATCCACTTTTAAAACTAAAAGCAAGAGAAGTAGACTTAAGAGCTATGGAAAATGAACGTAAAAGAGAAGCAGATGAGTCAAAAGCTGAAATGGATAGAGCAAAACTAGTACAAGCTAGAGAAATTAATGATGAAAAGCTTGATCAAAACGAAGATTTGGCAAATTTAAGAGCAGATACATCTTTAACCAAACAACAGATGTCAAATAGCTTTAAAAATAGACAAAAATAAGATAGTAATAAACAAAAAGGTAAACAATTATGATGAATTATAAAAAATCTAAAAAAGTAGCAGTACCTTCTCAGAATGTTGAGATAGATCCTAGATCTAAATCAACTGCTGATGGTGCTTTTAACGGAATTCCTACAGGAGATAAGGAAAAAGTTAGAGGAACTAGAAGAATGTTAGCTGAAAAGAAAAAAATAGCTACTTGGTACTAACTTATGTGGTTTTCAGCAATTAAATTAGCTGTTTCTGCTGGTAGTAAAATTTATGCTAACCGTCAGAAGACGAAGATGGCAATGTCTGATGCACAGCTTATGCATGCATCAAAA